TATATGCAAATACAAATTTATCATGAACATACTCAGGATAAAAATCTTCTTCTGTAGTAAATGTAGTAGGTCCTCCAAATTCTTTTATAGTTAATAACGTTGAAGGAATTCCAAAACATGATAATAATGCGCGTACAGATCTTGCAGTACCTTTTGTTTTAAGTAAATACGGTAAATTATTTACTAAACGTCTCCAATATTCTTTTGTTACTTGATTATCAGGTAATGAATATATTCCATTTTCTCCGTTTTGAGCTAATGAACCTGAATTATCCGTGCCGAATGCATATTTCCATAATTCCGTAGTTGACCTGCCATTATATAATTGAAATCCTAAAGATTTTGCTACGCTATATAATAAATCATCAGACATTCCATCTTTTGGATGTTCTTCTCGAGAAAATATTTTAGAATAATGTTTAATATATGTCCATACAATATCATAATGGTGCCCTAGCATATCTACAAATAAATTAAATTCTTCATTTGCTTCTGCAACACGAATATGATATGGTACTGTTTTTAATAGTCTATGTACATTACGATTATCAAATATCTGAGCTTGATCAACTAAGTCATTAAAATAATCTTCAGCAACGCTTTGAGATACTCTGTATAATTTTGTAAAATGCGGATATGCATCTAAAGGATTATTAGATGTTTCTAATTTTGGCCAGGGTGCAATACTGTATGATACATGAGTATAAATTTGTTGACTTCCTGATTGATAAAATAAATAATTTTCAAAATTATCAAATGTAGAAACTACTGCATTTCTTTTTGTATATAACGGAGTTAAATTAGTTGATGCAGACCCTGATAAAGAATTAATTCGGTCTGTATAAAATTCAATTAATTCTAACTTATATTTAAAGTTTCTAACGCGTTCTTCCGCGGAACTAAAATGTACAAAATTTTCAAATTCTCCATAATTTACATTTAATGGAATTCCTTGCAAACTGCCAGAAAAATATAAATCTATTATTTTTTGTGACGTTTGTAAATTTGAATCTAATAAATTATTCCAAGACTTATATTCTGTAGGAATACTTTGATATGCATACGCATCTATATTAAAATTAGCAGGGCGTAATTTATTAAATTCGATTTCTGTAGATTTGTCTACTAATATTACATTATCTGCATAAGGAGATCTGTATTCATGACTTACAAATACTTTTGCTTTTTCTCCTATGTTAGTATCTATAGGAGTATATAATTTAAAAATAACTGTTATATATTCTTCATTTCCTACTAAATCAGCTAAAGTTAAATCATTTCCTTTTATATTAATTACACTAGAATCAACTTCTAAAAAATTAGTAATTATAGTACCATACCCATTATCTCTTAAATAAGGAAAAGCTTTTCGTATTTCTTTTCCCGCTAAATTAAATCGTGTACTATCTAAATACTTTGAATATTCATATGCTAAAGGTGCATTCCAATTGAATGACCTGTATATATCATCTTGTATAAGATAAAATTGGTCTGGTGTTTGATTTTCTGTTCCGTAATTTTTCCATGTACGTACTAAAGATCCTTCAGGCCCATTTTTATATGCATAATTACTAATTGCCTGCTCTTCTTGTATGCCTAATAATTTTTGTTCTTCTATATAATTTGTTGGAACAGAGTCTTCTAATATACGCTTAAGATCTATTTTAGGCTCTAATTTAAAATTAACTATTTGATATGTATTATTTTTTCCAAAATTAAGAACTAATGGCGCCGCTAAACCTTTAGTTAAATACTCATATCGTAAATCTATTAATTTTTGTAATTGATCTAAATAATGTTTAGTCATAGTAATACGCACTTCTCGTCGAGAAGGAGATATTTCTTTTACCCAAACATTTTTATCTTCGTAATTTCCTAATACAGTATCGAAAAAATTAACTAATATTTTATATTGCCCTCGATTGATACTTAATTCATTAAGCTGCTGCTTTATATTTAACTGTATATTATATGGAGGCTGTGTACCTGGTGCATAATTTGACCCAATTATTACGGGTATATTATGATTTCCCGTTAAATGATTACCATCTTGAGTATATACATGTAATTCAAAATTATCTCGAGCAGTAACTTCTAAATCTTGTATTTCATACGGCTGAGATATTAATAATTCGCTATCTAAATCTTCGATGCGGTGGGCGTCCACGTTTGACGTAGATTTTATTATGTCGTTACTATTTGAATATTTATCTAACATTAATTTATATCATTAATTTATTATACTACGTAAGTCTGTATAAATTTTATTTCTCTCGATAGGATTATTTGAAGAATTTAACTGTTGATATGTTTTATTAGGGTCAATTATTGATTTAGCATAGTTATATAAATAAACTTTTACTGCTAACGTTGTATTTAAATTTACAAGCTGACCTGCAGATAATCCTGCCCAAGACTGTGGATTTGCATTATATCCGAGCGATTGTATTACAAAATGTTCTTGTTCAAAAGATGTTAATGTATATGTAATATTAAATTTAGTAAATCCTATATCTTTTAAATACCGTCCTACTAATTTCCAATCTTGATATCTCCATTCGGGTATAGTTACTTCCCTAGCTCCATAATATGTTAATTCAATAATATCTGAAGAATTTAAAGTTAATGTCGTTCCGGCAGGTACGGATTGTTTATATATATCATTAATTAAATTATCACTTGGAGCCATAAGGCCTTGAATTAATTTAATTTCATTACCAATTCCTTTATCCCGTATTTGCTGAGTAACGTCTATATTTCTTTCACCTATTACATTTGGCATCGGCTCTGGCTGTAATTCTATACGTATAGTTAATTTATCAGAAAATCCTTCTCCGTTTGTATCGTTAAATAATTTTACCTTTAAGGTAAGTTCTTTAACGGGATTATTTTTATCTACATAAATATTAGAATAACGGTTAACATAATCTAATCCTTTTCGTGGACTATTTTGATTTCCAGATAATGTAGTGCTAGTATCTTTTATCCATACATCAAATTTATCCGGATAATCAGGTCCCCAATCTCCTACGCTTTTATCAAAACCCCATTCTGTATCTGCACGTCCCGACGCTTTAACTGGTAGTGGATATTTCCCTTCGAACCATGGTATTGAATCGTCCCAAACTTCTAATACATTAACTTTACCAGTATCCGTAGTAAATTTTGCACTTAATGATATTTTTAAATCTTTTTGATATCCTAATGTCGTAGTTCGTATTACTATAGGATTTTGGTCCGTAACCCATTGTCCTATTATACGTTCTCCATTTGGTAATACTATAGGCGGAGGTGCAGGGGTCTTTTTATTTTTAACTAAATCTTCTGCTTCAAAATTTGCACCTGATGGTATTCTATCTAAGATATATTGACTAACATCTATCCAATCGATAGCTCCTGTCGTAGCATTAACTTTTCCAAATGCTTTTGCAGCTGCAAATGCAAGATCTGCATTAAACCAAAACCAACGCTTTTTACCATCTTCAATAATATAATAAAATGAAGGCCTGTCCCGATCCCTTAACAATGTACCGTCTGTAAATATACGTCCTTTTGTATCGTCCGGAGGTTGATTTTGTGTCGTATTTATTTGTGATGCATTTATTTGCGATGCATTTAAATCTTGTATTTGCTGATTTACCCCTTGTAAAGAATCTTGTAAATCGCTTAATGATTCCGTAAGCTGTTTAATTTGCTCGTCTTTTTGTGCGATCTGTTGCTGCAGCCCGGGTACTTGATCTAATGTATTTTTTGTTTCAGAAGATTCTTCGTATTCTATCTCAGGATCTAAAAATTCACTAAAATTTATGTCTATGATTTCTTCAAAAGAATTTTTTTTATATTGTATACCAGTTAAATTAATAACTAAACGATAATCACTAATATTTTGTATATTAGAATCTATTAATATTGAACCTGCCGAAGACCTTGGATATATTTTTGCATTAGTAGGTATTATTAAACCTGGATCATACTGACCCGATTCAATTAAACTTTTATCGACAGCTACTTTATTGTTTACTGTTTGCTGTACTTGTTTATTTACTAATGCTCTAGCCATTTATTATAATTAATCAATTACTTTAAATATATATTCATTACCTACATAATATTCGGTAGAATCTGTATACATTACTTTAAATTCAAATCTATACCATCTTTCTGGATAAAACGGTGACGTCCAAAAATCAAAATAACTGCCCGAATTATCTGCACTTATTTTTGTATAATCACTATACGGAATAATTGGTTCTAAGGTATGTGCGTCGACAATTTGATAATAAGACGTGTTAGGCAATACTTTTGTTGTAGCATAAGCATTAGTTTGAGTAAATGTTGGCCTAGGATATTTTGGACGCGTACCTAAATAAATTCGATTTTTAGTATTTTGTTTGTATTCAGATTTTAAATTTGGTATATATACAATAGGATTATCTCTAAAAGTCATTGTAGCTAATGAAGAAGAGTAAGACCCTGTATTCCAAAATATTTGTAATTGAGGAGAATAAACTGTAGTTGTATTATTTGAATAATATGCTAAATTTGTTGTAGGAAAACTAGCTTGTATAAATGAACTTGATTCTAATTTAACTATAAATCCATCATTAGGAATTACGTTATTTATCCAATTTTTAACATGTTGAGTAACGTTTAATTGTAAGTCACCGCCAGATGCTTGAGTAAATGATGCAGTAGCAATTGGAGAAGTATACCAATTACCTCCGCCTTCATTAACGTTATACCAATATTTACCTACTGAGCCTGTATCCCATAATGATGAAGTTAACCCATTAATTGAAGCCCATGTAACTCCATCGCTAATTTCTGACCCATCGTATCTACCCGTTCCATTTAACCAAGAACCTGAAACAGGTAATGCTTCTATAATATATTCAAATGGTACTTCGTACTGTGACGCTACATATAAATTTAAAACAAAAGAAGCGCTGTCTATATTAATATTATTATCAGTTAAAAAAGAAGAAATTTCTGAAGATTTAAATTTTATTAAAATTCTTGACTCAAAATCCTTAGGTACAGAAACGCCTATAGAACCTGTACGTGATTCGTATTTTTGTTTTTGTAATTCTAGTATTTCATCTAAGCCCGTATTTTTATTAGGCATATATTCATATATGGTAGAATCTTTTTCAGGAAAAAATGAATGTATCATATCGTTACCACCCTTCCTACTATATCGGTATCTGGGTTTCTTATTTCAAATATCGAAGGATCTAATGATGGATAAATAATATTATTTTTTGTAGCTTCGGAAATATTATATACATTACCAGAATATCCTTGTAATGTATCATATAAATTAACTATTTTTAAATTTTGTATTGTTTGTACACCTTCAACTCTATCTAATTCTACATAAATTTTAGGAATTATAATAGGTTGTCCGATTTTCCATTTTGTAACGTCAAAAATTTCTTTTAATTTAGCAATACACCTTAATAATACTTCATTAGAATTATATTCAGGTAATGTAATTACATCAAACAATACTCCTATGTTTATTATAAATGCATCTTTTATATTTACTGCATCAGTTAACATTCTATATTGTTTCATGTAATTTTGTAAGTTATGTTTAATTGCAGGATTTAATTGCGTTAATTTTCCTGTATCAGTGTATCCTAACGTATATAAATTAATTGCTAAAGGGTTAGATATTCTATCTTTTGCTATTCCTGAAGTATTAATATTATCATCTTGTATTACAAATGCTTTAGCAATTGCTCCGTATTTAGGTGGCATAGAATATGCTCGAATTAAATAATCGTCTCTAGTAACCGCCCGTTGTTGAGCTGCAAACATTGCCATTGCATTTTGACGAACATCGTCTATTAATTCTGCAGATTGTCCTCCCGACGCAGGTTTAGGATTAATTACTGCTATAGATTTTTTTACCGAATCTACTAAAGCTTTATCTAAATTTTCATCGTCAATATTATATGAAACTTGAATTATTTCGGTTAATGTATTCGCTGCTACATTAGAAGCAATGCCTCCGCCGGTAGCGTATCGAATAGTTAATGTAGTATTTGATGGAGCTAATCCATATGTTTTTGTATATACAAAATTAGACGGGTCTAAAGGAAAATCATATTGTTTTTGTAAACCTAACAAAGCGGTACCAATATTATCTGGGTTTGGTACTAATTCTTCGTCGGATATATCAGATACGCCTGAGCCGAATTGTATTTCTAAATTTCCTGTCGATGTAAATTTAGTAATAAATCTTCTAGAAATTTTATTTATTTTTAATAAATACGGCGCGGTTTCTGCATATACATGTAAATCCGGGTCATTTTCTCGAGAATTAGATATTGATTCTAATATTACGTCTTGAGCTAAATACGGTACTTCTTTCCATGTATTTTCGTCAGAATCTATAATATCTACAACTTCTATAATAGGTTCATTATCTTCTTGAGAGGGTTCTATAATAATTTTATCATATCTTCTACCTTGTCCAAATGTAAATTCTGCGGTTTGTATATTCCCTGCAATTGCTTTAGCCGTTTTCTTTAATAAATAATATTCTGGTTCTTTTGTTATATCATTAATTTGATAAACCGTAACTTCTCTAGGAGAATTATTATTATTTAATGTAAAATTAATAGATTCTAAAGTACGAAATTGTATTTCTGTTTCAGACTGCACAATCATTCCTTCTGGAATAAATACTGCATATCTATAATCCGGGTCTCCATTTCCATCTGCAGGGATAACTATATAAACGTCTAAATCAACCGTTGCTGGTATAGAATTTTTTGTTTGGTATCCTAATGTTTTAGCTATCGATAAAATATTTGCTTTACCCGAAGCTTCGTTTAATAACGATTCTTTAAATTGATAATCAGTATAATATGATAACACATCACCAACGTATGATGCCATTTCCATAATCATCATTCCTGGTGATGCTTCATTAAAATCGTTATACGTATTAGGAAAATACGTTTTCGTAAATTCAATTAAATTTTGCCTAAATTGTGCAAAATCTTTTCCGATATATTTTATTTCTTTTTTCATAGTATTATTCAGCAGCAGTAGAATATAGTATTTCTACTGGAGTAAGAGGACTATTTTCTGAAGTTTTAATTAACATATAAACATATACTCCCTGCTGTAGCCCCGAATTACTAATATATTCGTCTATGTTTAAATCTTCGATTATTATATATGGTAGCCAATATTCTACTGCAGATCGTATTGTCGATTCTATCCTATCATATAAACTATCTGTTAACGGTTCGAATAAATACTTAGGTATATTAGTTCCGAATAAAGGGTGATATAACCGCTCTCCTAAATTAGTTAAAAGTAAATTTTTTAAATCGCTTATAGCTTGTTCATGTGTAGTATATGACAGGTCAAATAAACGTCCATTTAAACTAGTTAACGGCAATTTTATACCGACCGCTACATCGGGTTCCGTATCTATAGGATTTATTTTTTTAATATTAGTCGGCATTATTTATTCTTTTTCTTATCCATTGCTTTCATTAATGAACGATAATCGCGAGTTAATACGCTTTTAATTTCTTCAGGAACTGCATTAGGATTTATTCCATCTGGCGTTGCATCTATTTTTGTAGATTGCACAAATTTAGGTTTACCCATAATTCCCGAATAATCTGTTTTCAAATCCATAGTCGGCCATTCAGAATAATCGTTATGTTCTAAAGGAATATGTGCGCCGGATTGGGCTGTTTCATTTAATAAACTATTTAATAACGGATCTTTCGTATATGTTTTAGGTTCCGTTTTTTTAGTTTGTTGTTTAGGCTTATACGTTTCTATAGGTGTATTATATACCGGTGTACTTGATACTGACTCAACTAAATTATTAATGGATATATCGCGCATTGCTTCTGTTACTGCAGACTTTACTTCTTCTTTAATAATCTTACGTAAAACTTGTACAAATTCTTTAGTATTCATGGAATATCTTTTTAAATAATTATACTGAAAAGTAATTATTTAGTTTTAGATATTTGACTTAATAATGTAGGAAGTTGTGCTTGTAATTGTGCTATCTGAGGCCAGTTTGGATTAGATACTAATGGGCCGGAAGGTCCGACGCCTGTAGCTACTATACATGTTCCTAATGCAGTTATAAAATTATTCATCCATGTTAACCACTTTTGTCCAAAAATAAGCGGCTCAATGGCATTAGCACCTAAATGTATTGCAATACTGTCTAAAGTAATTTTTGTTTGGGCGTCTATCGCAATTTTATCAGAAGATAAATGTATACCTTTTTTAGCGTATGCTAAAATTTCTTCTTGTTTAGCACTTAATATTAATCTACCAGAACTTAATAAAATTTGATTTTGGTCATACTTAGGAGTTATTCCAACTGCATTTGCAGCTTTTTTTGCTTTAAATACAGGTTTATATGGTAATGTTTGTGACGATGTTAATATTATAATACTATCGTCTTTTTCTAAATCTTCTCGTATGTATTTGTTACTAGTAGCAGGCGTTCCTACAAATCTGCTATTACGTAAAACAGTAATCGGATCTCCCGTTTTTCCTTGTCCTTTAGTCCAAATAGGTTCTTTACTAAATATTCCTAATCGTTTTTGCGTAGAAGAAAATCTTAATTGTTGTCCAAATCTACTTTGTAATATATTATCTCCTACATACGGCTGTAAAAAAACTGCGTTTGTATTTTCATCAAAATTATTATCTGTTTCAGGTGGTGTACCAGTAGATATAGACCCGGCCGCGGCTGCAGCTGCGCCGGCGCCGCCAGTGCCTTTAGTAATTTCTCCTGATTTAGGAATACTATTATGACTTATTAAACTTTGTATGTTAATTAAATCAAAATAATATAAATTTACGTATCCTGTATTTGCAGTAGATGCCGGACTAGGTCCATATATTAATCCTACCACTTCTCCTTTAATAGGAGAATATATAGAATAAGGATTTAAAGGACGAGCGGTTACTGCAGATGCGTCTGCAGAATCCGATCCTTGTGCTGGACCTAATACTTTAACTCGTATTTTAAATTTAAAATTAGGATTTACGTCAGTATATTCTACTTCTAAAACTTCACCAAATGTAATTTGAAAAGACCCGTCACCTGTAGATTGTAATTGCATTACATTTCCTCCTCGGTTCCTGGATTAAGTTGTTTATTGTTTGTAGATAATTCTATTACTTTGGAATTAATTTCTGCATTAGCATTTTCTATATTATTAAATTCTGCTAATAATTGCTCTTTTTCTTCTTCTGATAGCATATACGGTGAGCCGCTTTCTGACTGAGCTTTAGTATTTGCTGAAATTAATCGTTGGACTACTGCAGCAAGTTTAACTAAATGCTCGTCATTTTTTACGCCTACTTCAAGATATTCTTTAATGAGAGGTACAATTAATGTTGCATCTCCTACATTTTTAATAAGAGGTTTTAATTCTGCAATCAGTAAATTAATTTGCCGATCCTTCTTTTTTGAATTATCGTATACGTCTTTCATTAAATCTGAAAAACTTTTTCCTTTAAATAATTCTACATCTAAGTTCATTAAAAATAATTATCTAAATCAATAATTGATTCTTTTTGTATTAATGCTTTTTTATTAATAACACCCGTACGTTTATATTCTTCATGCAATAATACATACATTACTTTTAATTGATTAACAATTTTAGTAATATACTGGGTTCGCATTCCCGTACGCTCTCTTATTAATATATATAGAGCTTTTTTATTGTACTCTTCTATGTTATGTCGCTGCTTAAATAATTCTAAAATAGAATCTGCTACTTGAATTTCTTCTTTTGATTTAAAAAGTACATTTAAATTTTCATCTATATATTCTACAAATATATCCATGAATTCTTTTTTATGTTGCAATTCAGATTCACGTATTAATTCGTTAACTACACTTCTACCTGCATCAACGACATCTAAAGGATCTGTATTTTTAAATCTATTATAGTTATTGTTATTATGATTAATTAAATAATTTTTAGCAACAATACTAAAATAAGAAAATGCTTTTCCTTTTTCTTGAGTATACTTATGAATTTTTTCAATTAAAAAAGCTACTACTTCATGTTTAACATCTTCATACGGAATATCAAAATGATAAAACTTAAAAGTATGAATAATATTTTCTGCTAATTTATTAAACGGATATTTAATATGTTCGTCATAAATTTTATTACGAGTATAAGAAGACGAAGCTTCGTTATATAATACTATTGCTCGTTCTGTTTCTTCTGTAAAATAATTTTTACTTTTTTTCTTCGCCATATAAGAATATGTTAATTTCTTCCTGTATCTTTTTTAATTCTAAAAAGAAAAATCCTACTTCATCATCCGATTCAAAAGAACCTCTATAGTCTATTTCTTTTAGTTTTTTATTTGCATTATCAATTACTTTTTCAAATTTTTCAATTTTATTATAAAGTTCTTGATATTCTTTGTTTTGCTCATCTAAATCAGATTCAAGTATTTCGTTATTACGAACTAAATTATAGTTGCCATAAATACTTAAAGATAATCCTAAAACAAGTACAATAATTACAATCGTAGAAATCATGTTATTTAAATAATTCGTCAAACATATTTTTTAAGTTATTATCTACAACGGGATCATTTACTTTTTTAGTAGAATGTTTTGGAGCTACTTGTACTACTTCAGTTTTTGTACCTTTATTATGATCTTCAACTAACGTAGCTAAATGATCTGCATGATGCAGTAATATAGGTAAATTTGTTTTTAAAGCCATATCTGAACTATGTGCCATAAAATATCCTTCATTACCTTTTGAATATAAACCATCATGTAATTTAATAGCTAAATATTCATTTTGAGTTACCGGTATTCCATGTTGTTGTAACAAATATAAACTTCTATCCGGTACTTTCATATAATCAATATTACCATTTAGCTTATATATTTGTCCTCGTTCTTTATGCCATTGTGAGTCGTTTGGAATATAATATTCTCCATCTTCCGTGCCGATTTTACCTAAATCATGATTAAGTGCACTAAAGATTAATTCTTCAAAAGTAAATTGGTCAGTGCCAGCATTTACTTTACTCCAAATATCATAAAGAGCTTTAGACATATCACATACACGAAGTATATGATCTAAATATCCTCCAGGAAAACAGTTATGTCGGTCTGCATGAGAACTAGCAGGTGCGGTCATTATTCGCTCTGAAAATTTCTCATATAATTTAATTAACTGTTCTTTTCTAGGACTTGAGATATGAGTTTCAATAATTTGAATTAATGATTCCCAATTTTTAATTGCGTTTTCTGTAGACATATTATAATATTGAATCGATTAATCCGTATTCTAAAGCTTTTGATGCTGACATATAAAAATCTTTACGTGCTTGCTTTCGCCAAAAATCTATATCCATTTTAGAATGCTCTGCTAACAATTTAAATGTTAAATCTTCCAATTCTTCTAAATGGTCTGCGTTAGCACGTATATCAGATGCTTTACCTTGATTAGCTGTACTAATTTCATGAACCATAATAGAAGTCATTTTACTAGCCGCTCTAGTTCCCGTAGCACAACATAATATAAGAGCGGCTGCAGACATTGCCCTGCCCCTAGCAATTACATTAAATTTAATTTTTTGACTTTTCATGTAATCAATTAATCCTAACGCTTCATATACATCACCACCATCTGAATTAATTAAAACGGTAATCGGAGTATCTGCTGGGGCGGTTCTATTATCTAAAATAGTACGTACTTTAGAAATAAAATCAAACAACAATCCTAATACAATGTCACCATGCACATAAATTATAGAATCTTTAACACTAAATCCATAATCAATTTCTTTATAAATGGATTTATCCGTAACGTCGGACTTTTCAGGAGTATTAGATTGTTTACTAGGCTGAACATCTTCGTCGTACATACTATTTTTTATCATAACAATTTTAGTTTAGAATATTAATATAAGTAATTTTTATGTAAAGAAAAAATTATTTTAACTTAGCTAACTGTTTATTTAACTTTTGTAAAGTACGTTGAATTTCAGCGCGCTTAGTTTTTCTTTTTTCATTAAACATTTCATTTTTAAGTTTCTGTATACGCGTACCTAAATCTAATTGCATCTGATGTTTTTCATTTTTAGAAAGCTTTTTCGATTCTTTAGGTTTAATTACAGTAACTTCTAATGTACCTTTTAATTCTGGGACTTCAATTCCTTTATGATAAACAGTACCATCTGTATGTACATATTCTTTCATAAATTTCCATCCGCGCGGTTTATCTGATTTATTAAACGATTTATTTACATCGGGTGGTGCTGATTTTTTAGCTACGCACCGCCAGCATATTACACTTACTGCAGCAACATCTACTTTATATACTGTATTGCTGCATCGCGAACATTTTAATGATTGAAATGATTTAGCTGATTTTGCCATGTTATATAATTTAATTACTTATGCCACCTGAATATCCTGTACGATTTGTAACAGGTTTTTGTGCTATAGGCTTTTTAATATATCTACCGGAAGCTCCGTCGTATACTCTTTCAAAAGATATATTTTTTTTAGATTCTTCGTATATAGTATTATTAGATACCTTAACTTCCGTTTTTTCTTTATTTTCCTGTTCGGATACGTTCAATTTTTCAGATATGGGTTCAGTATTTACGACTTCCTTTTGAGTTTCAATTTGATCGTCTAATACGTTATTTTCTGGTTCTTGTTTAATTACAAGAGTATCATTTGGACGAGCATCTTTTTCATCTTCTTTTCCTAAAAAGTTAAATGAAATCAAAAGAGCCATTGCCAATGGATCGAACACAAATACAAACAATAAAATAAACCAATTGATAATTTGATCCATATCAATATTAAGGATACCTGAAAGATATTCTAACGGTCCTAATTCCGAATGCTTTGAACTATTTAATGTAGCAGTTTTAATATCTAAATCGTATTTTAATATTGAATCATTTAATATATTAATATCTGTTAATAGTTTAGATATTTCTGTATTAATTTTTGAAATTTCTTTTTGTTGAGCAGCTGCGTTACGTTCTACATTACGTATATTTTTATTTTGTGTAGCTAATGTAGTTAATAATTCATCACGATTTTTACTTGAATTATTAAAATTTTGAAGTTGCTGATTTTTAAAATCTAATTGTTTATTTGCATTCGCTAATTGAAATTCAAACGTAGATTTTTTAGTTGTTAAACTATCAACAGCCGTTCTAGATAATGAATATTCTAATTTAGTTTGTTGATATGCGTTAGATAAAAATCCATATATACCTAATGAAGTAATTAAAGCAAGTATTATAACTGCAATGGTTAAATATGATTTAAGTACTAATCCTATTTTAGACCAATATCTATATAAAAATGAAGCAGCGACTAATTTAGCAAATTCTAAACAGGTTGCCATGATAATAACAGATAACGCGGCTCCTGCAAATAACATTGATAAACCTGTTATTGAAAAGAATGCCGCGCAACCTGCTAATCCAAATGATAATAAACCTAAAAGTATTTTTAGGGTTAGTTTATTCATCCTTCATCCGATTCAAGCCCTAATCGTTCTGCTACATATTCTAATTCTTTTTGAATTAACTCAATAAACTTAATTGCTTCTGCTCCAGATATATCTGAATTAGCAATACGTTTTTTTAGCGTACTTAATTTAGTATGTTGGGCTTCTAATTTTTCAATAGTAAATCTTTTATGTCTCATATCAGTATTTTTAATAAATATCAAAAATTATATTTTTCACGATAATGTAATAAAGCTAACTCTTTTTGCTTAGCTTCAATCATTACATCTACATCTAAATCATGCGTTTCAATTCTATTAACAATATAATCAGAATGTGCTTGTAATTTTATTTTTGCGTTATTTTCATGAAGGGCTTTAGACTCTGAATAGTGCACAACGGGTTTAATACCCTTAGGCCAAGAACTAGATGCTAATGTCATTGCTTCTTTATGAGTCATATCACCAGTATTAAAATTGTGGTGATGGATATCAAATACAATAGGAACACCAATAGACTGATAAACATTATCATATAATTCCTTAACGCTATACATACTTTCTTTATCATCATTTTCTATAGTTAATCGTTTTTGGCACGTAGGTGATAAACGTTTAAAATTATTTTTCCAACGGTGAATAGCCATTTCTTTATTACCGTATGTAGCACCTATATGTATATTAATTTTATTATATGGACTTGCATCTAATTTAAGTAAATCAAATAAAGTAGAATGCATTTCTAAATCCAATAAAGTATTTTGTACTACATCTTCTTTTTCAGAAGCAAGCAAATTAAATGGACCGGGATGTGTAGTTAAACGAATATTATTTGTACGTGCAAAATCACCGCAATCGTTAAGTACTTTAACTATTTCATTGTAGTCAGGTAATTGTTTAATGTCTATTTTATTTCCCCAAGGAAATAAATCACTTCCTATACGAAAGAAATGTATATTGTTTTTTACATTCCATTCTAAAATAGTTTTAAGATCTTTAGCATTTTCCAAAGCTAATTGAGATGCATAAGGAAGACCTTTAGAATCTAATGTGGACTTGCGCATTGCACGTCCGGTTAATATGCCTTTTTTACCTAAAGTCATATTAATACACGCATAACCTAATTTATTCATTTTCTATAATTTGAGCTTCTTCTATTTTCTGACAGAAATAATATAAACCGTTTTTTGTAAAAACAGTATCACAATTTAAATGTTCTTTCCATGTATCTATAATAGGCTTATGTTCTACATGAACCTTACGCTTAACGATATAAAGGGTATCTTTAACGTTAATTACTTCCCAATTAAACATTTTTTGGTAATATAGGCGTTACTACATCAATTACTTTGAATACTTGATAATGGTCTTGCTTTTTAAAAACGTATTCAATATGTTTTGGTACTTCTAATTTTTCTAATAAAACACCATCAAACGATAAATCTAAAATTGCATAAGACATATATCGTTTTGAATAAGAGTTAAATACTACAATTTCATTTATAAAAATAATATTTACCTGAGAATCATAATCAATAGCTTGATCTAAAACAGTAGATATAATTTTTCTGTAATAGTCACTATCAATATTATTTTGATCTTCTGCAGAATATTCTGATATATCATATGTATCTGCTAAATCCGAGCCTTTTTGGTAATAATCCGAACATATTAAATCATGAAGAAAAATTAACTTTTCGTCATCTGGTAATGACTTGTAAAAGCCAAAGTCCGAGTCACTGATATAATAGCTTTCAAATGGCATATACATATATAAATATTTTAAATATTAATTATTATTTTATTATTATTTATTAATTATAATATTAAATTAAATTTATTAAATATTTTTCAAAAACACAAATTTAATTTAATTATGTATAGGCCTAGTTGTATTTTATTAATACAACATAATATACGCAAGTTATGCTTTAGAAGGCTTGCGGCCGCGCTTTTTAGTCGTTACAATTGTAGTAGGCGTCGGAGCTTTTTTAGCTTTAGCCTTAGTAGGCGTAACTTTTTTCTTATGATCAGAATGACCATTTAATGAATAACGGGTCGAGTCGACTTCGGCCTGTAATGCAGAAACGATCATTTCTAAATCCTGAACGCGTTCAGATGATTCAAACATATCTTTTTGCAAAGATTTATTTTTATTGTATAAGTACATCGCGATAGTACCTAATCCAATACATCCTGAAAATAATCCAATAATTACTGTAGTTTCCATATTTTATTTTTCATTTTTATATAAATCGTACATGTTTAATTTTCTACGTTGACCATATGTTAATTTAACATCAGTTAACGTTTCAATTAATTTATTTACTTCTGATAATGTAATTGGCATTTGATGATTCCCTACGATTAAATTACCGATAACAGGATTTTCTCCGTATGCAGTATTTTTTTCAGTTAAATAATTTGTAAATTCAAAATCAATGTGCCAGAAAAATTTTCCTTTTCGATCGTCTTGCTTACGTTTTTCGTCAACTGCAAATGATTGGTTGACATAAGAGTTCGTATAATTGCTCATAACTTCCTTTATTGTTTAAATATATAAAATGTTGTATCACCTACTAAATAGTCCGATCGTGTAATTACTTTTTTGTATGTGAGATTTAAATAATTTAAAATCTCACCTGCATTATATAAAGAATAATATTGGTCATATTCTTTTTGTATATTTGCTTGATCTGTAATAATATTAAATGCAATCCCATGATTAGATAAATTATACATTTTATCTATACATTTATATAGATATTCGTATTTATCTTCTTTAAATTCATTAAAGAAATTACATGCAAATACCCAATTAAATTTACTGGCATTTTTGAAAGAAACAAAATCATGTACATGTATATTATTTATACCATACCGCTCCTTACCCGCATTGATTAATGGTTCGCTGGTATCGATTCCATAATAATTAGAATCTAAAAATACATCTTCATAACGTTCTTTCAAAAATGCAAATAAATCTCCTCGACCGCACCCGACATCTAAAATACTTTGGCTAGTATTAAAAAACGTTAGCATTGCATTATATGTTAATATTTGTTCGTTAATATTAACATACCCTACTAATTCAGGAGAATCTTGTAAATAGTTTTCTTGTACTAACGTATCGGAATCTTGGGTCGATTCTTTTTTCTTAAAGAATGCAGAAAGAAAATTTTTCAAAACCTTTATTTTTAATAATAAATATATGTATCTGGAGATTTTTCTTTGTTAATTTTACCTTTAAGTTTACGTTTTTCAATACGATCTTGTTTTTCTAAACCAGAATACATATCAACTTTTAAAGGATGAGTACGATTAAAATTCTGTTCTGCTTTAACTGATATAAGAGCAGATTCCCAAGCAGCTTCTTTTGTAGATGTATTAGGTAAAAAGAATTCTGCTAATAAATTAACTACATTACCATCTGAAGATTCGTAACCAATAAAGTAGCCGTTTAAAGCGCTATATAATTTAGCGTTAGGATATTTTTTAAGTACCTTTTTTTGTGATTTCATATACGTATTTTTTATTTACTTAAAAATAAGTAATATCATACGTAATCACAAGTATTTATTAACGTTTAATTAAATCGACTACCATATCAGCAACTACATTCCAATACTTGTCAATCCAAAAATTTCTAGTTTCTTCGCTTCTATTTACAATGGTGCCATCTTGCCAAACGTAATATATATTAAATTCAAAATCGCAATTAATTGGATAATGATTTAATTTATTTAGCTCTCTCCATTTTTTATCCCAATAAAAATAACTGTTCTCTGATATAGGTGGCCATTTGTGTGTAGGATCTTGCACTGCTCTAACAGACTTATAATATGGATGTATCAATCGCATCTTACCTCCTGGTTTTAGTATACGATAACATTCGTCCATAAACTTCATTCGCTCCGTTCCATCTAAATGTTCAACAAAATGTGAGGCATGAATTGCATCAACAGAGTTATCTTCAAATGGATATGGAAATTCAGTTAAATTATGTACTATATCGACACCTTCATCACACTTAACAATATCAACACCAATAACCTTTGTCGGTGTAATTTGCAAGTTGTCTTTGAAAAAATCTACTGTAGCTTTAACTTGTCCGCATCCTAGATCGACTGCAATGACTTCTTGTATTTCTTCTTCGTTTTGTATTTTATTCTCTATCATAACTTTAATATTATATTTTTACCACATTTCATCATTTTCGTAATCATAATGACCAACTCGTATTCTTGAATCGCATGCAAATTTATAACCTAACTTACTAGCGTTTTCAAAAAATCTCAAATCTTGAGTATATGCCTGAACTCCTTGACCC